CTTTCTCAACCCCTTCCTCTGGTCAGTTGACCGTGGGTGAAGCCGTCCTCGAAGCGGCTGCGCTCAAAGTCAACGAGCAGGTGTGCAACGCCGACCTCCGCGCTACGTGGGAGTCAGCTTTGATCCGTTCACAGAACGACGGAGCACCCGCTGACTTCGTGACTTACACGGCTCAATACGTCGCCGCAAAGGTGGCCGAGACTGTGGAGCACAACATTTGGAGCGGAAACTTCAACTCTGCCGACGGAACAAACGTCGGAGCAACGTACACCTCTTTCGACGGATTGTCTCGTCACTTGGTGGACGGCTACGCAGCCGGTAACATGCAGCAGTTGACAGGCGCAACTACGGCCGCAAACATCTTGGCACGCTTGGCCGGCTTGACAGCCGAAGCTCCTTCCGCTATCGCTGGCGACCCCAACACCAAGTTGTTCATGTCTCGTGCCTCTGCACAACTCTACTACCAAGCCCTCGCAGCGGATTACTCTCTGCCGTTCTTGAACGACGGATTGGCAACGCGCTACGCTGGGTATGAAATCATCACACCCGGTGGAATGCCGAACGACACTTTCTTGTTGAGCAAGGGTGAGAACTTGTACTTCGGTACGAACCTCTTGACCGACCACATCCAAGCGTCTGTTTTGGATTTGACAGGTGTCACAGGTGACGACGTTACCCGCGTCATCATGCAATTCTCAGCAGGTACACAGGTTGTGGATGCTCCTTCTGTGAGCTTCGCATACCGCACCAGCTAATAACTAACCGAGACAACGGGGGGCCTTCGGGCTCCCCCGCCTCTCCCTAAACCTTTAGAACATGGCTTGTTCACTTACTTTGGCCGGACGCGGTGTAGGGTGTAAGGATGCCCTCGGTGGAATCAAACGCATCTACGTTACGGAATGGACTGATGGATTGTGGGAAGATATTGCCTCGGGTGAAGTTGCCGGAGTCACCACTACTGCCCAACAATTCTACACCTACGACATGACGCGCGGGTCTGGTTCCTTGAACCAAACAATCACCTCCGACCTCGCCGCCGGTACGGTCTACTTCGACCAAGTTTGCTCGGTGACGTTTAACAAGGTTGCCGCTTCAGACATCACTGAAATCAGCAACCTCGTCAAGGGTCGCATGGGTGTCTTGGTTCAAGACAACAACGACAACTGGTTTGTCATGGGCCACAAGAACGGGGTGGAAGTCACAGGCGGAACGGCTCAAACCGGAACCGCTGCCGGCGACCAAAACGGATTCACGATTGAGTTCTCTGCACAAGAGGTAGCACCCGCTCCTTTCTTGGACTTGACTTCAGGCGCGCCTACTGACGCTGATATTGTCATCAACGCTGCACCGTAAGACTACGAAAATACCGGGCCACCTTAGGCCGTTATTGTTACAAGGAGGGGGAGGGCGTTGGCCTTCCCCTTTTTTATTTAGACCTATGATTCACCTTGTCCCAAATTCTGCCACCAACGTCGTCTATACCACGCCGTTTGAAGCGCGCAAGTTCCTTGCCGCATTCACGGACTACCTTTTGGTCTTGACAAATCAGGCCACCGAGGAGCAGTTTGCTTGCATCTTCAACTTTCAATACGACAACGAGAGATATACCCAAGCGGACCTCCCGACAAACAACGACGACCCGGTGAACGGGGAAATCCTTTTGACCGAATCGGGCCTCTACACCTACACTATCTATGGCCAAAACTCCGACTTTAACCTCGACCCCACGGACGCGGTGGTGGTGGGGGTGTGTGAGGTGGGCACTTGCAAGGTGAGCGACGAACCCGCGTGGACCATCCCAACCGTGACAATCCCTGACAACGTCATATATTACGAATGACATGGAATTACTGAAGCTCAAAGAATACCAAGAGCGTTCGTACGCCGAGAAGCCCTCGAATCAAGGGTTCGTAAACTACGGCGACGACAACCTCTTCCCTCAATACCTCATCGACCTCTACAAGTCGAGCGCCACGCACAACGCCCTATGCACGTCCATTGCGTACATGATCTTCGGCGACGGCGTACAGGCCGATACGTTGGAGGCGCGTTTGAAGATTGAGGAGTGGGGTTTGCAAGACGAGGTCCGCAAGGCGTGTCTCGACCTCAAGATTCAAGGCGGGTTCGCATTGGAGGTGGTGTACTCAATCGACCGGAGCACCATCGCCAAGGTCCGCCATTGTCCGTTCGAGAACATCCGGAGCGCGGAAGTAGACGAGAACGAGGACGTCAACTTCTACTACTATTCAAAGGACTGGGCCGACAAGACGTGCGAGCCGGAGGTGGTGCGTGCGTTTGACCCGTCCGACTCGGTGGACTACCCCGTCCAAATCTTGTACGTCAAGCCGTTCTCTCCCGGTTCCTACTACTACCCCAAGCCGGACTATATCGGTTCGATTGACTACATCGAGCTCGACAAGGAAATCGGCAAATACCATATTAACAACATCAAGAACGGGTTGGCCCCTTCGTTCACGATTCACTTCAAGAACGGAGTCCCAGCGCAGGAGGAGCGTTTGAGAATCAGAAACGACATCGAACGCCAATTGGCCGGGGCTACGAATGCCGGCAAGTTCATTGTGACTTACTCCGACTCTCCCGACCGCAAACCCGACTTTGAGCCGTTCCCGCTTTCCGATGCCGACAAACAATACCAATTTCTCTCAACCGAGGTGTCCGACAAGATCATGGTTGGTCACCGCGTGGTGTCTTCGGCTATGTTCGGAGTTAAGACGGCGGGACAACTTGGCAACACCCAAGAACTTGAAGTCGCCTCGGAGTTGTTCGACCGCCAAGTCATCAAGCCCTACCAACGAATCGTAAAAAGCGCCCTAGAATCCATCTTCATCGCGGCGGGAGCACCTACCATTGTCTCGGTCGAAGAAGTGCCGCCTATGGAGCCCGTAGAGGCCGAGAAGTTGTCGGAAACCGTTGAACTCGACCTCGCTTGTGACTACCTCATCGAAATGGGCGAAGAAGTCGACGACGAATGGGAGTTGATTGACGCCCGCCGGGTGGACGTAGAAACCGAGGCCACACAAGATGCCCTTTGGAACTTCGCCCGCGTGCCCTCAGGCAAGCCCCAAGCCAAGTCGGAACAAGACAACGAGCTCGTGAAAGTTCGATATGCTTATATGCCCAAAGTCACAGGAAAGAACGGGAACGAATCGAGGGACTTTTGCAAGCGCATGGTGGCCGCTGGCAACCGCGTATGGAGAAAGGAGGACATCGACGCCGCCTCAAATCGTGCTGTGAACCCCGGATGGGGACCAAACGGCTCCGATACCTACGACCTCTTTTTGTACCACGGGGGCGGATCGTGCCAACATTTTTGGGAGCGCCGTACCTACCTCCGCAAGAACAACAAGAAAATCAGCGTCAACCGCGCCCGCAAGATTTTGCGTGAGGCAGGGTTGGAACCGCTGCCACAAAATGACCCGCGCGTTGCCAAGCCCACACGAGAGCAAGTCAACCGTGGTTTCCTCGAACCCAAGAACTGGACAACACCCGTATAAATGGCACTCACCGCAGAAGTTCTCTTTGTCAACCCGGACTACATGAAGCGTATGACCCAGCTCAACGGCGGGGTGGAAGACGCGGTCATGGTTCCGGCCATCATCTTGGCACAAGACAAACACATCCAACAATACCTCGGCACAGACCTTCTGAACAAGTTGAAGGCCGACATCCAAGCCGACACCCTGACGGGCAACTACGAGGCCCTCGTAGACGGCTACGTGAGGAAGGCGACGGTGTGGTGGTCGATGGTTGAACTCCTCCCGAACTTGTACGTCAAGCTCGACAACGGCGGGTTGGTTATCCGGACGGCGGAGAATACCTCGGCCATCTCCGAGGCGGACCTACACCGCGAAATTGAGAACGCAAGGCAGAACGCGCAATTCTACACCACTCGCCTTGTGGAGTACCTCTGCGCAAACATGACCATCTTCCCTGAGTACACGTCCAACTCAGGTGCCGATATGTTCCCTGACTCAGCGGTGTACTTTCAGAACGGCATGACCATCTCCGGGGGCCACGATCAAATCGACCCGGACCTCGCTCGTAAACTCCTCCGATGACCCGCAAAGAGAACATCGTGGCATTGAAGAAGTGGATGGAGAAGAACAAAGACAAGCCCAAACCGAAAGAAAAAAAGAAATGAGCATCGAAACTCTCTTGAATTTGTTACCTTCCTTGCTGGCGGCAGTAGGGGTGTGGGTGTCTTTGAATAGCGAGGTGGCCAAACTCAAGGGACGAGTATATCGTTTGGAGTCTGACCAAGGAAAGATTGAGGCCATGCTGAAGGAGTGCGTCGAAGGCATCCAAGAGCTCAAGATATTGTTGGCCAAAAAGGGACTCTAATGTACAAATGGTTCAAGTTATCCGAGTTTGATTCGCCCGACCAACCGGGGTCAGGTGAACTCATGGAGCCCGCCGTGGTCCAAGCGTTGGACATCGCCCGCGACATCTACGGGTTTCCGATGAAAGTGACGTCGGGGTTTCGCAGTGTCCCTCACAATAAGTCCGTCGGAGGTAGTCCCAAGTCTTCCCACCTTCTCGGCTGGGCCGTAGACATCGCGGTCCCAAACTCCGAGCGCAGGTTCTTGATGCTTGAAGCGTTGTTGGATGCCGGGTTCCACAGAATAGGGATAGGAGACACATTCATCCACTGCGACCTTGATCCGAACAAGACGCCGAATTGTCTTTGGGTTTACTGATTAGCCAATGCACCTTACCCGTAAACACCGCACCGTCCACGCCGTCGACTGCAACGTAGAGCAGCGCAAAGGACAACAACACTTCCTCTTTATCTCGGACATCCACTACGACGCCATGAAGTGCGATCGTGAGCGGCTACACCGACACCTCGAAGAAGCACGAGAACTGGGAGCGGGTGTCTTCATCTTCGGAGACTTGTTCGACCTCATGCAAGGCAAGTACGATCCTCGTGGGAACTACTCCGAACTACGCCCAGAGTACAAGTCCTGCGTGTACGTGGACGAGGTTATCCAAGACGTAGGGGAGAAGCTGGCCAAGTACGCCGACGTTATCAAGTTCATCTCGAAGGGCAACCACGAAACGAACATTGAGAAACGAATGATGGTCAGCCCCATTGACCGCGTGGCTCAAATCTTGAACGCGGCAGGGGGTCACGTGGAGGTGGGAGGTTATGCCGGTTGGTTGGTTGTCCAAGCACACCGAAGCGGCTCGGCCCGCCGTCGTTTCAACATCCATTACCACCACGGCTACGGAGGGGGCGCCAAGCGCTCGAAAGGAATCCTCGGAGCGGACATCGACCAAAAGGACTTCCCCGACGCGGACTTGATTGTGCGCGGCCACGATCACCAGAAGTGGCACCTACCTATCACCGTGGACCGCATCACCAACTCCATGAAGCTCGAACAACGCACGGTCCACCACCTACGCCTCGGCTCATATAAGAAGCTCGGAGATAGATACGCGGGTTGGGCTACGGAGAAGAACTTCTCGACGCCACGCCTCGGGGGTTGGTGGGGTTGCTTGGAAGAGCGCCGAGACGACTACGTCTGGACCATCCGGGAGGCGACATGAAGCCGGCTTTCCAGATACTCCAAAACTTGGACGTCACGGAGATGTTCAAGACCAAAGGCGACCTCAAGAGATGGAGCGCCAAAAGAACCATCGGAGGTGCGATTGTTACCGAAGCCCTTTGGCAAATACACACACATGGCCTATCTTGGGAAGGCATCGTCCTAGCTGGGGTTGGCATAGTCCCGCTTTGCCTCTCGTTCTTCGAGGGGAAGGATTAGTGTTTAATTCATCACAGGTTGAAGGGTCGCCCGAAACGTCGGGGGCCCTTTTTCTTTTGATGTAAAAAAAGTTCGCTTTTTGTTTGGTAGATGGAAAGTTTGTTCTATCTTTGGGTCATGAACGAAACACAAACCCCCAACACGATGCAAAACAAAAGCACCAAAGGCCGCGACCTCGCCTATAAGATCGCAACCCGCCTACGCGGAAACGAATTCAAAGACATGACGCTCGGAGAGATTGACGACTTCCGGGCAGAGATGGCCTTGTTCCTTGACCTCAAAAAAGAATGGTGATGCTGAAGCCAAACGGAATCTCCCACACCGTCTACCCTGACCAACCAGCGGAAGACTTCAACGAATGGACGGCCAACTTCACACGACAAGAGGTTGCCCGCGACGCGGACGAGTTCAAGCGTAAGTTTGACTCCCTGTGGTCTGACTTCAAGAAACAAATTGCCGGATGAAACACACACACAAAACGCGCCTCCTCGAATACCTCGAAGAGTTCGGGAGCATCACAACCCTCGAAGCCATACGCGACCTTGGTAACACGCGCCTCGCGTCACGCATCCATGAGCTACGGAGTGAGGGCTACGACATCACAAGCCAACCTCTGAAAGTCCCGACGCGGTGGGGGACGGAAACCACCGTGACCAAATACATCTATTCACCATGCCTCGATACGAAGTGACCTACTTCCGGGGGCACGATCACGACGACTGGGACAAGGCACAGTTCAACGCGGTCGATGCAGACGAAGCAAAACAAAAAGCCCTTGACGTTATCCCACCCGGCCATCGGGTGAAAAGAATCAAACCAGTGCAAACCGTGCTGCCTCAAAACCTTGGACAAGACCAAGACGGCTACCCCGTCGACCCCTTTGGAATGCGCGACGCATTCGACAACCTTTGTGAACAAGCAGACAAAATCATTCAAACCCATAACACAATGGAACAAACAACAAAAATTCAGAACATCACCCCACAAGGGACGTTCGACTACAACGGAAAGACCTTTCACAAATTCGACGTCATTCTCGAAAATGGCATGGTCGGAGAAGTGAACGCCATGACCCCGGACAAGTGGAAGGAAGGTGACGAGTGCGTGGTCAAAGAGCAAAACACCACCAAGTGGGGACCGCGCCTCAAGCTCGACAAGCCCGGCTTCAATGGTGGCGGTTCATCAAGCCCCAAAGCACCCGCCAACAACGACGTCAAAGGCATTGTGGCAAGCTGGGCCGTTGCTTGTGCCATGCAAGCAGCAGGAGACCCCTTCCAGAAGGACTACGACTCGATCGTGCTGCAACTCGCACGGGTGGCCTTGAGTGCTCGAAAGGTCATCAAAGACGAAGTGGAGGTCTGATGTGGGAGACAGGAACACCAACGGAAGAGGGATGGTACCTCTGCGCATGGAAGATGGGTGACGGCTACGTCTACGCAGTCGGCAAATGGACGGGGGGTGAATGGTTCACCTCCATGTCCGCCGAGCCGAACACCTACCAAGTCATCACAGGACCAGACCAACAAGACAAGATGCTCGACGAATTACACGAAACACACAAACAAAATGGAAAAGCGAAACAGGTGGACCGCGCGTGAAGTGCGAACTATGAAAGTCCGATTCAAGGACGGATTGTCCGACCAAATGATTGGAGAAGAATTGAACCGAACGGCAGACTCGGTTTCAAACATGAGGCGCAAACATGGCCTCACAAGGAAACAAGGACGCAAAGTTGGACAACGAAGTGCCCGTGTTGTCAAGTCAAATACAAAGCAAATGGAGGTGTCAATCTTGTGGGGCCTCATCAAATACACGAAGGCATGAAAGACTACATCAGAAAGCACTTCGGCTCCCAAAAGCAATGCGCCGAAGAGCTGGGAGTGAGTGAGAAGACTGTGGGGAACTGGATGGCAAAGAACCCAAGCGGCATCCTCAAGCACGCCCGGCAAATCGTGGAGACCAAGAACACGACGTACCTACAACTTCACGGAGAGGTGGAGTACCGGGAGCATGAGTTGAAAGTTCTTGAACCAATAAGGGAGACGTGAACCACGCGTCTCTCTTTTCCGGGATCGGAGGTTTCGACTTGGCCGCCGAGTGGATGGGTTGGAACAACGTCTTCAACTGCGAGTGGGAGGAGTTCCCGCGACAAGTCCTGAAACATCACTTCCCAAATGCCATACAACATGGAGACATCAAAGAACTCGACGCGACAACTTACGCTGGACGAATTGATATACTCACAGGAGGGTTTCCGTGCCAACCCTACTCCCTCGCCGGCAAGCGAAAGGGAAAGGAAGACGAGCGCCACTTGTGGCCAGAGATGCTGCGCGTTATTCGAGAATGCGCCCCGCGCTACGTCGTGGGCGAGAACGTTCGCGGCCTTGTTGGTTGGAATGGAGGGTTGGTCTTCGAGGAGGTGTGCGCTGACTTGGAAGCTCAAGGGTACGCCGTACAACCGTTCTTACTTCCAGCTTGCGGCGTCGGTGCCCCTCACAGACGCGACAGGGTTTGGTTCGTTGCCTACTCCGAGCGCATTCGATTGGAACACGGCACGAAGCAGGGAAGCCCACGCAAAGGCAGTCGAAAAGTGGGGCCATTCCTTGCAGCCGACATTAAAACAAATGGCAGCTTTCAACCTACTGCCGACCCCAGCCACACGAGATTACAAGGGCGCAAGGTCACAGGAAGCACTAAAAAAGGCGGGCAGGAACGAGACGAACAGCTTGCCCGATGCGTTTGCCAAACTTGGCAAAACTTCCCAACTGTCCCCCCTGTTTGTGGAGGAGATGATGGGCTTCCCAAAGAACTGGACGGCATCACCTTTTCAAAGTGGCGACGCGAAAGTATAAAAGCATATGGCAACGCCATTGTCCCTCAAGTCGCTTTGCAGATATTTAAGGCCATAAACCGGTACGAGAATGGAGCGAAACTTTAAGGGCGTGTGGATCGCCGCAGAGATATGGTTGGACAAAGACCTCACCCTCGTCGAGAAGGCTTTGCTCGCCGAGATAGATTCGTTCACGGGCAATGGTCGCTCGTTCATGAAGTCGAACGATACTATTCAAGACGAGTACGGAATCTCCCGGAACACCATCGGACGGTCCCTGCGCAAGCTCGCCGACCGGGGTTTTGTAGAGGTAACTTTCAATGGACGAGTGCGTTGCGTCACTACCCGTGCAGGCAGCATCCCCAAAATGGGGAGGCAGAGTACCCAAAATGGGGAGGCAGCATCCCCAAATGATACCTCTACTAATACAAGTAAAAGAACAACTTACAATACATTAAAAGAGAAGGGTGTGGTGTTGCCTTTTGATTCGAAGGAATTTGCAGACGCTTGGGACGTGTGGTTGACCGAGCGCCGCGAACGAGGAACCAAAAAATATACCCAGCGCGGCGAGCAAGCCGCCCTCCATAAATTGCAGAAAGATTCACAAGGGGACGAGGCCACGGCCATCGCGATCATTCACGAAAGCATCGCGCACGGCTGGCAAGGTCTCTTCCCACTCAAAAACCGAAAGAATGACACCAAAAGACTTGGCCCTTCGGACGGCTCGCTCATTGCAGAGCATCTCCGACGCCTCGCGAATGAGTCCGGAGAGGGCATGGCGTGAAGGCACCAACGTACTCGTCGCGTACCGAGAGGCCCCAGCAAAGACGGAAGCCACCCTCATCATCTTGTTAAAGGAGACCCTCCAATACCTCGACTACAACAAAGGCATCACCGCCGACCGTGACATCTTGGATGCGGTCCACCATCTACGGGACACCTTCCCAGCCATGAAGCTCGAAGAATGGGCGGTCATCATGCACCGCCTCAAGACGGGAGAATACAGGCCCGGATATGAGCGTTTGAAACTTCCCGAATTGGTTGATATATTCAG